GAAGAAGGTTCTTCTACGTCAGTACCTATTAATACATTCCCATTAGTATTAACTTTAAAAAAAGTAATATTAGTATCTAAATCTTTAATATTCCAACTTGCCTCTCCTTTTATATACCAATTAAAAGTAGCATTTATAGTTATAAATAAAGAATTTACCCAATCAACTAAACCTTTTATTGTAGGAAAATAAGTTTCTGAAGTTTCATTACCAACTACTGTTGATGTTTTATTAGTTTCATTTTCAGCAGTAAATCCTAAACTATTTTGTTTTAAATCTAAAGACATCTGGGTAGCAATACTAACTGGTTTATCAGCATCAGATGTATTATCAACATTTTCTAAACCAACTACTAATTTATCTAAAGTTTGAAATGTTTTATCCCCCCTCCAATATTCAGAGGAAGTACCACTTGTTATAGTAGGCTCTTTAGTTAATAATCCTACATTAACTGCATCCACAGTAGGATACTTTATAGAACTAGCTGTTAAATCATTTTGTTTATTTGCTAAATCTTCAGGGGTATATTCTAAAGCATTAGTTACATCTGAACTTAATAAGTATACATCTCCTTGTCTTTCATTAAAAGAATTTACTCCTGTAGATGTATTTATAACTTTATTAATCCATGTTTGAGAAACACTATCATAAGATAATACATCTCCTTCTTGTAAATTTTCAAAACTTAATCCTACTAAGTCATCTATATTTGGTGTAGATAAATTATAAAATCTATTATTTTGTCCATCCCAACCATAATATTTACCATCTGTTTTAACATAATAAATATAAAAAGGGTATCCAATATCAGGAAGACTATTTAAAAAATAAACTTGCATGTTTAAATTTTATTTTTTTGTAGTTTTCTTTACTTCTTGGGTTCTCATTAAAACTTCTTTTAAATTTGTCCAAAGGGAAAACCCAAAAATAGTTTTTATATTTTCATCTATACTTTTTGCTTCTACAAAACATAAAGATAGAGTTATTAATTTAGTTAATAAATAATTATTTTGATAATGTAATTTTGTAAATTCATTTATTAAATTATAATCTATTATAAAAAATGTTAATACAGTTAATTGATAAAGTAAAAATTTGCTAATAATTACACTTGCTTTTCTAGATGTAACAGATTCCCACCCTCCCAATTTAATTGCTTTAGTAACTCCTAATATAGTATCCAAAAAAATCATGGCACCTACAGCTAATAACAATCCATATATAGGAGACACAAGGGCAATCAAAGAAATTAATAATGTTTTTAAATAGGTTACTATATTAAATTCGGGTATTTTCATTATTTTATAATTTTGCCTTTACTATTAAGGTGTTATTTAGTTAAAATTTATTATTGGTGGTTTAGCAATATATTCAATAGTAGCTAAATCTTTTACCCACAATACATCTTCATATGTTGCATTTAAAACTTCTTCTTGGGATATAATCCAGTTATTATTATTATCTTGAATAGGATTAAAAAATGTATTATTAGAATAACACTTTCCTATCAATAATTCTTTTTCTTGTTCTGTTAATAAATATACTATCATACGTTTCTGCTTAATGTAGTTTGAAATGTTTCTATAGCTGTTCTAAAATTGGCTTCTTCAGTGTCACTAAGTGCTTCTTGAATACTAGCAAAAGCTAAATTTGCTTCTGAATATTCTGCTGATACTTCATTATTTGATGCTAATAAATAATAATTAGCATTTAAATTACTTGCATCAACTCCTGAAACTGGTATATAAGCAATTCCTGGTCTGTAATATTTAAAATCAAGTAAAGAACTTTTGCTCATTGTAAAAAATCCAATTTGACTTCCTGCAACGTCTCTTCCAGACTGAATAAATCCTAAAGTGGAATAATCTTGTCCTGAAAATTCAGGATAAAATCTATTAGATGCCTGTCCAAAAGCATCAATCAATCCCATTGGAGACCCGACTGTTAATACATTTCTTATGTACATTGAAATAGATTTGTTATCATTTGCTAAATGAACAATATCATTTAAGTATGTATCAGCAAATCCATTTACTCCATTGCTTGTCATTCCATTTGCATCATGAGTAATTCCACCACCAAATGTCAATCTAAATGCTTCATTTAAGTCTCTAGGATCTTTTAAATTCCACTTATGAGTATTGTCAGTACCACCAACTATTGGATAAATAGCCTTCATTTTAGTCCATATATTGTCAACTTTCATTTGAACTACCAAAGTATTAATAGCTCCTGAAATAGTAGTGTCTGTTATACTCGCAGCAGTTAAAAAAGCCTGAGCATCTGGATCTAAAGAGGGTCCAAAAGAATAGGGATTTATTATCATCTAGTTCCTATTAAAGTTATTTTTAAGCCTGTAGCAGTTCCATCTCCTATTTGGTCAATGTCTACAGTTATTTCAGCATCGTCAGTTAGTGAAGATGTTGCAATTGTAGCAGGTACTGAAGCTGTAGTGCTTGTTTTTTGTCCATTATCAATAGTTAATAGTGTCCCTAAAATAGAAGTTCCATTTTGGTTTATATCAACTGTAAAGTCAAGTCCAGAAGATTGAGCAGTTGTTAAACTTGCTCTTACTTCAGTAAGTGTAAAAGCTGTTGGAAGTCTAAAAGTAACTTTTGAAAACCCCGCGCTTAAAGGAGTTAATTCATCACTTGCTGCAACCTGAATTTCAATTGGAATAGACACTGTTTGTAAAACCCAAACAGCTGCTCCAGTAGTTGCATCAGTACATTTGTAAATGCTATTATCATCTAATGTCCATATTGAACCTACACCATAACCTAATGTGTTATCATCGGTTACTGTTGGAGTAGTACTAAAATTGTATAATGAGAATCTAATTCCATTTCCACTACCATTCATTACATAAAGTCTACCTGCTTCCCATTTTAACTCATAACCAAGTCCACAAATTTGAGCAACACCATTACTTCCACCAAGTCCTGCATCTATAGTTCCTTCTCTAAATCTTGAACTGTTATCAAAAAGTAACCCTTGAGTATCATCAAAAACTATGTCATTAGCTCCTGATATATTACCCACTCCTAAAACACTTGATAAGTTTTGGCTACCACCACTACCTGCAGTAATCCAATCTCCCTGTTGATTTAAAACTAAACCTGCATCGCCTCCACTAGAAATACCTAAACAATTTTTAATTAGGCAACATAAGTTTGCACAACTACTGTATAATATATTGTATAGTTTAGTACCTGCTATGTAACCAAACATGGTTAAAATATCTGCTCTACTTAATCTGTTCATTTATTTATTTTTTAATATGTTTTATTTAATATAAATATATCACTATATATTGAGTTCCCTGCATTATTACTTCCCCATTCTACAGTTACGTCTATTGTGTTACTTATTGTAGTGTCAAATGTAGTATTATTAACAACATTAAATGCAAAGCCTTGAGGTGCTGCATTGGAAGTTTTAATATAATGAAATGAGCCAAGCGAAACTATAGATGCTACAGTTGCACTGCCTATTTGTCTAATCGTAAAATCAATATTTAAACTCCAAACATCATTTATTATTGAGTTTGTTAAACTTTGCACCCCGCTATCCAATAATACAATGCCATTTGAGGAAGACCTTATTCTAATAGTTTGATTGTTTGCTGCGTTTATAACTCCTCCGAAAATACATCTAAAGCTATCTCCTACTTGAAATCCATTTGCAGGAACTGACAAAGTACCAACACCTCCGTTAATTAAAGAACTTTCTACTGTTGTTCCTGAAATTATTGTACTATTACCAGTTTGTGCAAATAATCCTTCTAAACCTGCTGGACCAGGAACTCCTTGAGGTCCTTGAGGACCAACAAATGAATATGTGTTCCAATAAACCCCTAAAGTAGAAGGAGGAATTAATGCATCATTGTTAGCTATACAAATATAATAATTACCAAGATAGTTTACAATATCTCCTATTAAATATTGATTTGTACCTATTCTTGTTGGGTCCCATTCAAATCCTGAAAGTCCTTGTGGGCCTTGTGGACCCTGTGGTCCTTGAGGACCTGAAGCTGGTACCCATTCTCCTTGTTGATTTAAATATAATGTTGGACTTCCTAAAGAACTTATCCCAAGACAGTCTTTAACTATGCAACAAAAATTAGCACAGCTACTATATAATAAGTTATATAATTTTCTTCCTGCTTTATAACCAAAAAGATCTATAATTTTTTGCTCAGTCATTATATAAAATATAATTTTTTATTAAGCTAAACTTTCTATATAATGATTAAAGTTTGGAACTTCTATTTTTAAGAGAGGATAATTATTATCATCAAAATAATCTTTAATTTCAACCCAACTTTTTAATGATTCTATTGAGTCAATAAATTGACCAAAAGATATTTCTCCATTATTATCAAATTTTACACTATAAGGCACTTGTTGAGTTTTGTAAAGATATTGTACATAATCTCCAGGCACATGATAAAAACTATATAATTGTAATATTGTTGAATTACCTGGGGCTTCTTCATCTAATTGATATATTACACTTTTAGTTATATAATCATTTAAT